CCGTTCCGTTTGCGTTTCGGGAGCCTCGGGCGATTGAGTTCGCCGCTGGTCTTGCGATCACCGGCAGCAGCGTAGTGGCGTCGTTTGGCGTGCGTGACGCGGAAGCGTGGCTTGTGGGCCTAGACGCCGGCGCCGTGGAAGGGATGCTTGCGGATGCTGCACCAGCAGATCGCTGACGCACTGGCGAGGGCATGGATGCCAAATGACTGGTTTGCGCTGGACGCACGGTCGCTGCGGCACTACCAGCACAAGGCTGACGCCGTTGCAGCGATCCAGCCTAAGACCGGCATTGAGATCGGAACCCGCTGCGGGTACTCGCTGCTGGCGTTCCACGTGGCCAGCCCTGGCACGCGATGGCTGTGCGTGGACGGCTGGCTAGACGCTGATTCGCCGCAGTGCATGGACCACTGGCAGCGGATCGTGGCGGAATGGCGGATCAATGCCCAGCTGCTGCGGGCCGACACTCGAGGTGTAACGGAGTTGCCGCCTGCGGACTTCGCGCACGTGGACGGCGATCATTCCTACGCCGGCGCCCTGGCGGATCTGCACTTGGTCGCTGACGTTCCGGCGATCCTGGCGGATGATTGCGACAACGCCAGCGTGCGCCGGGCCGTCGAAGACTTCTGCGCTAGCAGGAACAGGCGGGCCACGTTCACCGACGATGGCCTGCGGCAATCGGCACTGATCCTATGAGTCTGAAAATCGGCGTTTACGCGCTGGCCCGCAACGAAGAAAAGCACGCCTTCGACTGGTCGCATTCGTGTGACGAAGCCGACGTGCGAGTAGTCACCGACACGGGCTCGACCGATTCCACGGTTGACCGGCTGCGGCAGTCAGGCGTGACGGTTGCCACAGGGAACGTCGTGCCGTGGCGCTGGGACGATGCCCACAATCTGTCGCTCTACCACCTGCCGTCTGACCTAGATGTGTGCATCCGACTGGACCTAGATGAGCGGCTGTCGCCGGGCTGGCGGGACGTGATTGAACGGGAATGGACGGACGGCACAAATCAACTGTTCTACAAATACGTTTGGTCATGGGCTTCCGATGGCACGGAAGACTTAGTGTTCATTGCGGACCGCATCCACTCGCGCCGTGGGTTTCGCTGGTCAGCACCGACGCACGAAGGGTTGATCTGCTGGCATGGCGAGAAGCGGTCAAAAATGATTACTGACTTGCAGATTTTCCACTTTCGAGACAAGGGGAAAAAGCACACGACCGACCTAGAGTTGTTGCGAATCGCCGTGCGCGAGGCTCCGCACGACGCACGGGCGCAGTGGTATCTAGCACGCGAAATGGACTACGCCGGGATGCCAGAGGCACGGGAAGCCTTTGAGCGGTATTTGCAGATGGACGGCGGCATAGCGACAGAACGCGCATTCGCCTGCCGCATCTTGTGGAAGCTAACCGGCGATCCTGCCTATCTAGTGCAGGCCACGGCAGAAGCGCCAGACGAGCCAGAAGCGTGGGAGCGGCTGGCGTTCTTGGCATACAGGCAGCGTGAATGGGCAAAGGTTGTTGCGTGTGCTGAACGGGCAGTTGCCTGTGAAAATATCGGCACGCATTGCAGCGACCCGCTGGCACGCACTCGCGCCATGGACCTGCTGGCGGTTGCCCTGTGGGAGCTTGGGAGGCGTCCAGAGGCACTCACGTTCGCCCGGCAGGCTCTGGCAAGATGCCCGGAAGACGCCCGCCTGCGCTCAAACGTGGCGGCCATGGAACAGACGCTAGGAGGCGCGGCGTGAGTAGTTATCTGCGGCAGATTGCCGACGCGCTAGCCACTAGCCTGGATGGCGTCACGTGGGCGATTCAGTCCACGACCGTGGAACGAAAGAACTGGGTCAGCATCGACGTGGAGTCGATGGCCAATCCGGTGGTCTACGTCACGCCTGGGTCCGCTGACGTGACCCGAATCGGACGCCGGCAGACGCAGGTGGACTATGACGTGCAGGTGTTCGTTGGCAGACACGTCACGACCGATCAAGACGTTGACGGGATGCTTGATTTGGCAAACGACATTTTCCGCCAGGTGAAGGCCCACCAGTTTGATGATATCGAGGACTGGCCAGAGGGCGTGACGAGCCCGCAGACGGTCACGATCGACCTAAACCCAGACGATGCGCTGAGTGAACGAAACGTTTGGCGGGCGGCGATTGTTGCCACCTATCGCGTCCTTGAAAGCGACGACCTGCCGGAGTGAACGCACATGCGTGCTAGCCGTGCATGGATTAGACCTGGCCAGATTGGCGGCAACCGCCGGTCACGGTCTGCCGCCACTGATCTGAAGTTGGCGTTGAACTTCAAGATCAAAAGCGGGTTTTTCGACCGCGCCCATGTTCGCCGGATGCTGGATGCCACTAACCAGACGTGTCTGATAAAGGCCGGGCTGAATATCAAAGAGGCTGCAAAGAAGGGCATTGGCCAAAAGCCACCAGCGAAAACAAAGGCTGGCAAGCGCGCGGTCAATTCCGGGGCCATCGTTGAGTTTGTCGGTGGCCTATACAAAGATTTGACGATGGTGAACAGCGGGAAGCCGCGGTCTGCCGGCAGTCCAATCAAATCGTGGGGGCCGAAGCGGTTCACCTACGCAGACATAAAAGACTATTTCGACACCAGCCGCAAGACGGCAGTGATCGGGGCCGCCAAGGCGCCGTGGCTCAACAAGCTGCATGAGTTTGGCGGAACGCTGCGGCTGCGTGCGTGGCGCACTGGCGTTGGCGCCGCACGAAATGCTTATCTGCGAAGGTCTGCCGGTCGAAGCGGGGCCGGGCGCGATGCGTCAGGAAGATTCACGAAAGGCACAAGCCTCGGCCCGCAACGGAATCAGTTTGACTACGGGCTGCTTGTCTGGACCAACAAAAAGCCACGGCATTCCCGCAACTGGGAAGCCACCACGATTGTGAAGACGGCCCGCTATCCGGCCCGCCCGTTCATGCAGGGCGCTCGGCTTGTGCAAAAGGCCGTTGCCAAAGCGAACGAAAAGTGGCGGAACGCTCTGCGGAAAACAGGCTAGCCACACCCCCTACGCCGCTTTGCTGTGCTGGCCCTAATCTGCAAGCACACCCGCCCAAGGAGCACACATGGCCATTACTCTCGGCAAAGACGTGACGATTGCCGGCGTTTCCAACGCTCGGTCTTGCACCGTCACGTCCAGCGCATCGGAAGTGGACGTTACCAAGCTTGGCGATTCGTCGCGCAAGTACCGCAAGGCGCTGATCGAGCAGACGATTGAGGTTGAATGCGTTGACGATCCCGGCGTCGAGGCTGGCGACGTGTTCACGATCACTGGCACCGAGACGGGAAACGCAGACTACATCTGCACAAGCGTTGCCCAGTCAGAGCCGCTTGACGGCATTGTGACGTTCACGGTTTCCGGCTCTCGCACCGTTGCCGACTGACAAGCACACACACACGCACCCACACACTAAGGACAGCACATGGCCATCACTCTCGGCAAGGACCAGACAGCGCCTCCGGTTGGCACGAACATCATTTCTGCCACCTACACCGAGGAGTGCGAAACGATCGACATCAGCAACCGAGACAACATCGGCGGCAGCACCGGGGCGCCGGGCTACAAGATGTCCACGGCAGGGTTCACCACGAAGACGTGGGAGATTGAGTGCCACGACGCGACCGGTTTGATTACTGACCTTCAGGCGAACGCCAGTAGCGGTTGGAAGGTCATGAGCGTCACGGAGAACATCGGAGTTGACGGCGCCGTGACGTTTTCGGTGACTGCCAAGGAGTTCTGATACTTGGCAATCACGCTCGGCAAAGACTGCACGGTGGACGTTGACGGACAAGTGGCCGGCGTTCGCAGCGTGACGTTCACTGAGTCGGCCCGCACCATTGAAATCAACGAGTTTGGTAGCCGCTATTCGTCCGTCTATTCGACCGGCTATGACGCATCAGTGTCCATTGAGGTGAACGACGACGCCGCCAGCAGTTTCATAACGTCCCTGCAGAATGGCACGGAACTGACAGTGTCTGGCGGCACGGGCGGCTGGTCGTTCCCGGCGGTTGTCACTGGCGTTTCTGAATCGTGCCCGATTGACGGCGTGGTGACCTACACGATTGAAGCCAGGATGACGAAAGAGGGGCTCCGCTAGATATGCGTGAATTCAGAGACGAGGAAGGCCGGCCGTGGCGGCTGGCGTTGACGGTTGCCAGCGCGTTGCGTGTCCGCGACATGGTCACGGTTGACGTGACCGACGATGACACAGGCGAACGGAAGCAAGTGCCGTTTGATCTGGTGGACGCCGGGTCAATTGCGCAGACGTTCCAAGTGCTTCGGAGCCAGTTCGCCAAGTTGGGGGAAATCCTTTACGCCATGCTGGTGAAGCAGATCGAGGAGCGGAAGTTGTCCAAGGAAGAATTCTTAGACGGGCTGCGTGGCGATTCTCTTGAGTCGGCTTCGCGTGCCTTGGAGGCCGAGCTTGTCGATTTTTTCCCGCAGCGCCTCCGCAAGATGGTCGGGCTTCTCGGCAGCAAGATGGACGAAGTGCAAACCGAAATGCTCGGTCGGGCGGAGGCGCAGATGGCGGGCGTGACAGTGGAGACGCTGACGAACGCAGCATCTGGGATGCCGTCTGGGAAGCCGCTGGAATCATCGGAGTCCATCCAGGCAGGTGGACCCTCCGACAACTCATCGCAGCTAGAAACGGCCGCCTAGAGAACGATTGGTGGCACACCGCCAACCTGCTGGCCCAGCAAGTCAACCTGCACAAAGACAAGCACGCACCGAAAGCCGATCCCCGAAAGTTCAACCCGTTCGCAAAGAAGCCAAAGGCGCGCGAGGCATCGCCCGAAGAACTGAAACGGCTGTTCGGTAAAGACTGGCAGAAATACGTATGAGTTCTTCCAAGGTACGTGCTGGCCAGGTTTACGTTGAGATCGGGGCAGATCCCAGAAAGTTCTTTGCCGCGCTCGGCAAATTGAATAAGGCTGTCGGCACAATGGGCCGCAGCCTGTCGATGTCGGGAGCGGCGCTCACTGGCATCGGCGCCGGGATGGCGGCGCCCATCGTTGCGGCAGTTGCCGCCGGCGCTCGGTTTGAAGATCGCCTGCTTGCCATCAAAGCATCTACCGGGGCAACGCAGGGCGAACTGGATCGGGTCAAGTCGGCAGCAATGGGGATGTCGGAGGCGCTCGGCGTCGGGCCGACCGAGGCCGCAGCCGGAATGCTCGAACTGCTCAAGGCAGGCATGAGCCTTGACGCCGTGCTAGGTGGTGCTGGCAAGGCCGCACTAGAGTTCGCCAAGGTTGGCGAAATGGACGTTGGCCAGGCGTCCGTTGTGATGTCGGACGCCATGAACGTCTTTGGCATCAGTGGCGAGAAGGCTGCTAATACGCTTTCGTCTGCGGCTGACGCATCCAGCACGTCTATCGCGCAGATGTCTGAAGCGTTCTCAATGTCGTCTGCCGTGGCGGCGCTGGCGAACCAGTCGATTGACGATCTGTCGGCGGCTCTCGCCATCCTTGCCAACAACGGCGTTAAGGGCAGCGATGCCGGCACTAGCGTCAAGACGATGCTGATGCGATTGATGGCGCCAGCAGACGAAGCAATCGGCGCGTTTGCGCAACTCGGCCTGTCTGTCGATGCGTTCCGTGGCGCTGACGGCAAGATGAAACCGATGGTCGAGATTATCCGCACGCTCAACGGGGCGCTGGCGGGAATGGACCAGGCGGCGAAGGATGACATTTTTCGCCGCATCTTCGGCGCTGACGCCATTCGTGCGGCTTCGATATTGACGAGCGCCGGCACAGAAGGCTTTGCCAACATGCAGGCAAGCATGGCGTCAGCGCTGCCGGTTGGCGAAAAATATAAGGCAATGATGTCGGGCTTGTCCGGCGCCATGGGCAACATCAGGGCTTCGCTGGAACGGATGTCGATTGCGATATCTGACGCTGTTGCACCCGCGCTGGCTTCCGTCATTCCGTTTGTTGAAGGGCTAGCGCGCAGCCTTGTGGACTTCGTCACCAACAATAAAGAAGCCGTGGCCCAGTTTGCCAAGCTGGCGGTGGCGACGATTGCCATTGGCGGCGTGCTGACTGGTCTAGGGTTGTCGCTTCAGGTGGCGTCGTTTGCTATGGGTGGAATATTTAAGGCCGCAAGCCTAGTGATCGCCCCATTGAGTGCCGTTGCCAGTGCGGTTTCTTTTGTCGGCATGTCTTTCTACAAAGCGATTGCTGGCGTTGTCGCCTACTCAGTTAAATCCATTGCGTCTGCTGTCGCCAGTGGCGCAGCGTCC